TGGGTTGGTGGGGATGTGCTGTAACCTTTGATCTGACAGAGGATGAAGCTAAATCCTTGGCCAAAAAGATGAATGAGGAAGACGAATGTTGAATAATGTAGTCGCTACCTGTGCCGTAGTAGTAGGTTGGGTGTTTTTAATCGCAGTCATAAGCCCTTAAAGGAGAAAATCAAATGCTTGAAGATGTACCCTTCCACATCATCGTAGACAAAGTAGCAGAGCATGAAGATGGTGGAGCCACTTACACATTCGAGATGAACCACAAAGCTACACAAGCTATAGCTCAGCATGGTTTAGAACTTATTATCCGTTGTGCAGCCTACGGGGTTGACATCCAAGATGCTTTAGATAACATTGCAACCTTAGAAAAGAAAGAGGAAGACAACAATGACGGAGCACCCACATAAACCCTGCCCCTTTGAGAATTGCAAAAGCTCTAACGCATTTTCTTGGAACGACAACGGGTATGGACAGTGTAAATCTTGTGGACAGAGTTACCCCTCTAAGGGTATGAAGGGACTGAAAGATTGGGCAAAGGAGACCTACCCTGTGAAGCAACAAGTCGATGTGAGAAGCCTGCCAGTCTCCAAGGTTAGCTACGACAATATCCGTGGGCTGGACCCTGATGTGTGCAAGCTGTACGGTATTCAGCTTCACCTTGACGACAATGACAAGCCTGTGCGTTATGCCTTCAAGCACACAGACAATGTGAAGTATCGTGGTTACGACGAGAAAGTGTTCTGGACCAAGGAGAAGGGCAAACCTTTCGAGGACTTGTTTGGACCTGAGTTCAATGCTGGTACTTCCAAGAAAATCTTTATCACCGAGGGTGAGTTTGATGCAGCATCCCTCTACCAAATCCTTGGCAAGACATACCCAGTGGTGTCGCTCCCTAGTGCCAGCATAGGTGAAAAGTTCGTCAAGAAGAACTATAAGTACCTCTCTACTTTCCAAGAGGTTATCTACGCTGGTGAGTTGGATGATGCAGGCAAGAGAGCCGCAGAGGTTCTGTATGGTGCCTTCCCCCAGAAGTTCTGGTATGTACCTATGTCTCAGCACAAGGACGCCAATGAGTTCCTGATGGCTGGTGCTGGTGACGCACTCAAGTGGGCTGCAATCAAACCCCAACGCTACACCCCAGACAACTTCTTCTGCTCGTCGTTGGATGTGGAAAGGGCAATCCTCACCGAGAACCCCTACGAGTATGTTCCCACAGGACACACTGGGATCGACGAGAAGTGCAGAGGTCTAATCAAGGGCGGTATTACATTCATTAAAGCCCCTCGTGGTACTGGTAAGACAGAAGTGATCCGATACTTCGAGACTGCCATGCTGCGTGACCCTGAGGAAGAGATGAAGTCCACTACTTACCGTGCCATGGCCACCTACGAGTTGGGTGTTAATGTTCGTACTAAGGACGATGCCAAGATTAACGCTGTGGACGAGAAGGAGGTCATTGAGGCTGCAATCAAGGCCACCAAGGGGGAGCGTACCATCATCTTCGAAATGCGTCTCCATGATGATCCTATGAAGCTGTTGGAGTATGTGCGTCTTGCTGCCTCAGTCTATGGTGCAGGCTTCGTCTTCATCGACCACGTTCAGCGTCTGGCATACTTGTCTAGTGCTGGTGTTGATGGTGCAACTTCCCTGCTGACCGCTCTTGGTTCTCAGATGGCACAGCTTGCCAAGGAACTGAACATTGGTGTGATCTTTATCTCACAGGTGAACGAGGATGGTCGGACCAAGTATGCTGCAGCCTTGGAAGAAGAGGCTATCATCTGCATAAAGATTGAGCGTGACGTAGAGAATGAGGATGAAGTGGAGCAGAACACTACCTACTTCCACGTTGACAAGAACAGGCCGTTTGCTAAACTTGGCGCAGCAGGTTCCCTCTTCTGGGACTCGGATACCACACTTCTTCGAGAGGGCTTCTAATGATCGTGTTTGACGTGGAGACTGATGGGTTCCTTGACAAGGCTACTAAAGTCCACGTTCTGTCTTGGACACGTGACGGTAAGGTCTTCAACTCTACCTGTTCCTACAAAGACATGCGTGACCTTCTTGAGGAGGAGACGATCCTGATTGGTCACAATATCTGCAGATTTGATATTCTTGTCTTGGAAAAAATCCTTGGCATCAGTATCAAGGCCAAGCTGTACGACACGCTGCCTATGTCTTGGGTTATGTATCCCCACCGTCAACTCCACGGGCTTGAGTCCTTCGGGGAAGACTTCGGGGTGCCTAAGCCTGAGATTACTGACTGGGAAGGTCTGACCTACGAGCAGTACAAACACCGTTGCCAAGAGGATGTGAAGATCAACTGGCTCCTCTGGAAAGACCTCATCAAGCGGTTCAAGATGGTCTACAAGGACGACAAACAGTCTATGGACAAGTTCTTCCAGTACCTGACCTTCAAGATGAAGTCTGCTGCTATGGCTGAACAGGCTGGCTGGCGCATCAACAAGGAGCTTGTAGAGCAATCTCTGGCAACCTTGGAGAAGGCTCAGGGAGAGAAGGTTGAGGAACTGCGTCAGGTCATGCCCCCTGTGACTAAGTATACCGAGAAGACCAAACCAGAGAAGATGACCAAAAAAGATGGCACACACAGCAAGGCTGCTATTGACTGGTTCAATCTTCTGGAAGAACATGACTTGCCCCTCTTCCACGAAGACCCTGTGCGTGTCGTTAAGAGTGTTGAACCTCCCAACCCCAACTCATCCGATCAGGTCAAGGATTGGCTATACTCTATGGGCTGGAAACCCTGCACTCATGACTACAAGAAGAACGAGGATGGCACCGAGCGTATGATCCCTCAGGTCCGTAAGGATGGAGAGCTTGCACCCTCAGTCAAACTCTTGATTGAGAAGAACCCCGGAGTGGGATTGCTTGATGGGTTGACTGTGATCCAACACCGCAAGTCCATCTTCGAGGGTATGCTTGAGTCTGAGGTGGGTGGCTATGTGAAGGCTGAGATTGCTGGCCTGACCAACACACTGCGCTTCAAGCACAAGAAGCCTCTGGTCAATCTCCCCGGTGTTGATAAGCCTTGGGGTAAAGAAATCAGGGGTTCTCTGATTGCTGATGAGGGTACGGTACTATGCGGTGCTGACATGGTGTCTCTTGAGGCTACCACCAAGCGTCACTTCATCTTTCCTTACGACCCAGAGTATGTTACAGAAATGTCTGTCCCCGGCTTCGATGAACACTTGGACCTTGCTGTTCGTGCAGGCTACATCAACAGTGACGACTATGACTTCTACACACGGGCAGATGAAGATACGGTCAACGACAAGGATCGCTTCAAGAAGATCAAGAAGACCCGCAAGAAGTTCAAGCCCGTCAACTATTCTGCAGTCTATGGTGTTGGTGTTCCTAAGCTGTCTCGTACCACTGGTATGTCCCCTGCAGAAGCCAAAGTTCTTCTGGAAGCATACTGGGAACGTAATTGGGCTGTGAGACAGTTCGCTAAGGAACAGCAGGTCAAGACTGTAAACGGGCAGATGTGGGTCAAGAACCCTGTGAATGGTTTCTGGTACACCCTGCGCTACGAGAAAGACATCTTCTCAACCCTCAACCAAGGCACAGGTGCATACTGCTTCGATCAGTGGGTTGCACACTACCTGACCAAACGACCAAACATTGTTGGACAGTTCCACGACGAATCCATCAACAGGGTCAAGAAGGGTGAAGAGAAGGAACACGAATCGGTTCTTCGTTGGGCAATCAACAAGGTCAACGAGAAGCTGAAACTCAACATCAAGCTGGACATTGACGTTCAGTTTGGTATCAACTACTCACTAATTCACTAAGGAGTAAGACAGATGGAAAAGAAACCCAAGGGTCTCAAGCAACTCACGAAACCATACAGCATCCCAGTTCGTCTGGCCAAGGGTGGCAAGGAGTACGAGAGGGACAACAGCAAACAACGCAAATATAAGTTGGCCAGTGAGAAATAGTTCTTGCCACCACTTTGAAGAATCTGTTACTATACACGAATAACAAAGGAGCTAAACATATGGGAACTCGTAGAGTAAAACTGACTGGCTACGCATACTGGGCCAAGGTGTTTGAAGATAACCGCGATAAGACTGGCTTCGAGAACGCACTGGTTGAGATTGGTGGTCAGACCTGCATTGACATGGACCTCGACGCTGAGCAGATGGATAAGCTCATCCGGTCTAAGTCCATGAAGCGTGGTACGCCTAGCAAAGAAAACGATGGTATGACCCGAGTGCGCTTCACTCGCAAGTGGACCGAAGAATATGGTGGGGGTGAGCCTACTGTGGTCAAGGATGATGGTACCAAGTGGGACTATGATGAGGATGGTCCGATTGGCAATGGTTCAACCGTTGAAGTTACTCTCTCTGTCTACGACACTTCACGCAAGACTATCGTAGGTACTCGTCTCGACAAGGTTAAGGTTCTGGAACACAAAGCCTACAACCCTGATGGTGACGACGAGGTGGAAGAAGAGGTGAAGCCTGCAGTCAAGGCCGGTATGCCCGCCGTCAAGATGGAACTTGAGGATGAGATTCCGTTTTGAGTAAAAAATTAGACACCATCGTAGAGGACATCTACAGGGTTGTCGAAGGGAAGGGAGGGTGGGATGCAACTATCACAGAGTTCTTCTCGTCCTCCCTTTCTAGTATCGCAGAGGCTAGGTTTTCTCAGGAGCAAATCCCCCGAGATTACCTCAGTCTCTCTGGCATAGGCTCACCCTGTGACCGTAGACTGTGGTACAAGATCAACCAAACCGAATCCTCAGAGCCACTCACTGCCGAGGCTCTTGGAACCTTCTTCTACGGAGACTTACTCGAAGCCCTCGTGCTGTCACTGGCAAAGGCAGCAGGGCACAGTGTCGAGGGTATGCAGGACAGAGTTAGTGTCTTCGGTATCTCCGGCTCTCGTGACGCTGTGATTGATGGGGTGACAGTCGATGTTAAGTCTACATCCAAGTATGGGTTTGAGAAGTTCCGTAAACACAACCTGCGAGAAGACGATCCCTTCGGGTACATCAGCCAGTTGAGTTCGTATGTCTTTGCAGGAAAGGATGACCCTCTGGTGAAGAACAAGACCGAGGGTGCTTTCCTTGTCGTTCAGAAGGACAGGTTCAAACTCTGCTTGGATCGCTATGACTTCACAGAAGAGATTGCCAAGAAGGAAGAAGAGATTGAGAGAGTCAAGAAGCTGGTTGCTGGGTCAATCCCAGAGGATCGTATTCCACCTGTCCCTCAGTCTAAGACTTCTGAGAATACGGTACTTTCTACTACTTGTGGATACTGCGACTTTAGTAAGGTATGTTGGCCAGAAGCCAGAACTTTTCTATATTCTACCGGACCAGTATTCATGGTTGATGTTGTCAATGAACCTCGTGTTATGGAGTTGATTGAGTGAGAAAGAAGGTATCCCCAGAGGCTAGGGGTTACAGGTCAGGCTTGGAGGGCAGAGTTGCACAACAACTGGAGGCACTGGGGATCAAAGTAGAGTATGAAACCTACAAAATCCCCTATGTCATCCCTGAAAGCTCCCACAAGTACTCACCTGATTTCAAGCTTCCCAATGGTATCATCGTTGAAACCAAGGGGAGGTTCGTACTTGCAGACAGAAAGAAGCATCTACTCTTGCAATCCCAGAGGCCAGAGTTAGATATTAGGTTTGTGTTCTCCAACAGTTCCGCCAAGATTAACAAGGGGTCATCTACCTCTTATGCTGACTGGTGTAACAAGCACAGCTTTATCTTTGCAGACAAACTCATCCCAGAATCTTGGATTTTAGAGAAAGGTGACAAGAATGCTAAACTGGTTACGAAAGAAGTTCTCAAGAAAAGAGGAAGAACCTGAACAGACACTACTCTGGGGTATCATTGAGGGGCCATTTTCTGCAGAAGACCTCCCAGACTGTGGTTTCCCACCTGAATCGACGATGCTGGTTCTGAAAGTTTCCCGTGGTAAAGATGTGTTTGATGCAGAATTCTGGTTTGATAATCTCGACGAGGCGTATGTCTTGGTAAACCACTTCCGTACCAGCCTGAACCCAATCGTTCTCAATAACAAGGAGCCTTAATATGGCTACTAAAACAGTCGTAGTATACTCGTGTGCACATGCCGACTCTACAACAAGCAGCCTGCGATTCAAAGCACTAGGAAATTTCCTCTATGATCTCAAGCCAGATATGGTATTGGATTTGGGTGATGGAGCAGACATGAGGTCTCTCAACAGCTATGATGAAAGATACCCTAAAGCACTGGCTTCACAAAGTTATGAAAAGGATATTGAGTCCTATAACTTATCCCAAGAACTCCTCCGACACCCATTCAGACACCATCGGAAGAAGCGACCTTTTTGGGTGGGATTCGAAGGAAACCACGAGAACCGAATTAAAAAGTACCTCGCCGTTAACCCAAGGAATGAGGGAGAAAAGTACGGGGTTTCCTTTAGCCATCTTCAAACAGACCACTACTTCGACGAATACCACGAGTACGAAAACAGTGGACCAGCCATTGCCCTCTACGACAAGGTGGCCTACGCGCACTACTTCACTTCTGGTAATTCTTCTACTGCTACTAGCGGCATCCATCATGCTTATAGTATGGTAAATAACCTTGGCTGCTCTGCCACCTGTGGGCACTCTCACAAGCGTGACATGTACTTCAAGGATGGTGGGCTACCTCATGGCAACATTGGCCTCGTGGTGGGCTGCTACAAGGGTGGAGAGGAACACTGGGCAGGTCAAGCAAACAGACAGTGGTGGCACGGTGTTGTGGTGAAACGCGAGTTGGAGAATGGTTTGTATGAACCTGAGTTTGTCTCCCTCAAGCAAATTATGCGAGAGTATGCAGAATGAACTATGAAGTAACAATCCTTGTTGGCGTCCATCCCGAAGCAGCCTTTGCTGGCACTGACGATGAGATAGAGAATGTCTACAGTCTAATTGAATCCGCAGTGTTTGACACCGATGATCTGACACTACACACACTGGAAGTACTGGAGGTAGAAAATGGCTAAGTGGGACGACACAGGACTAGGCTACTTTGAACAAGAGAAGCAATACACCCCGTCCGTACTGGTGAGGGAGTTCTCTAAAGTTCTGGATCAAAAACCTGATGTGGCACTATATCAGAGATTGATCTGCGAGGAATACGAGGAGTGGTGCAAAGAGTCGCCACACACCGTGAAGGACTTGAAGGAGCTTGCAGACCTTGTGTATGTGATCTACGGGTATGCTCTTGCTGCTGGGTACAATCTGGATGAGGCTGTAGAGCGTGTGCATGACAACAATATCGGTCGTTGTGTACAGCCAGACGGAACCGTAAAGCGAAGAGAAGACGGGAAGATCATGAAGAACCCTGACTATCCTGCAGTCGAATTGGAGGATTTAATCTGATGGGGATTTTCATCTACCTCTTGACAACGCTCTTCATCGGACTAAAACTAGTCGGTTCGATCACATGGTCTTGGTGGTGGGTTTTCAGTCCTTTTTGGGTTGGTATCTCCATTATTATCCTCATCGCCTTTTTGGCAGCACTTGCTGTAAGGAAACTAGAATGACAGTGCAAGAGCTTATCGACAAACTATATAAAGTGCAAGACAAGGGGGTTCCAGTTGTGCTAGTTGACTGGTCCTCCCAGAACCCTGTGACAGCCAAGCATGACCTCACCACAAACCGCATCATTGTGCAAGCCCACCGTGTTGCAATCATAGTGGATTAGCCATGCTAGAGTCCTGCAAAAAGATTCTGCTACGAAACTTAAAAACCTGAAAGAGAAGAAACAATGACTGGACCGACTATCCCGATTGCAATCTGGGCTGACGAAGTTAAGTACCGTCAAGAGGGTGAAACCTATGGGCAGAAATGTGCTCGTGTGGCAGAAGCCCTGACCGACGACAAAAACCACTACGCCAAGTTCAATGAAATCCTGAAAGAGCAACGCTTCCTACCCGGTGGACGTGTGCAGAGTGCCGCAGGCTCTTACCGTAAGGTCACTGCCTTTAACTGTTTTGTTATGCAGAAGGTTCCTGACAACCTTATGGGCATCATGGAGGTTGCAACGGAAGCCGCTAAGACGATGCAGATGGGTGGTGGTGTAGGCTACGACTTCTCTAGTATCCGCCCCAAGGGTGCTCGTATCAAGTCTCTGGGTAGCCAAGCCTCAGGCCCTGTGTCGTTCATGGGTATCATGGATGCTATCTGTAAGACTATTGCTTCGGCAGGGCATCGTCGTGGTGCTCAGATGGGCTGTCTTCGTGTCGATCACCCTGACA